ATGAAACAAATAATAAGTTATTCGGTAATATATTTGACTTCGGAAACTCCAATCTATACAATCCAGCAGAACCCAACGTGGGTTACAACTTCAATGCAACCAAGTCGGTACCTTGTATTATCTTGGTAGATAAGATTCAAATCTTTAAGGGTGTACTTAGGCTGCTTGAGATTATCATAGATGACAGAAGCATAGAGTATGAGGTAGCGGTATTCGGTGAGTTAGGCGGTTTTATAAATGCACTTGGAAACAATAAACTTGAGGACATAGACTTTGGGATTGCGGACCAAACGTGGAACGCTACCACGATTGCAAATAGTTGGGATAACATTAGCGGTACGGGTGTTTACTATCCTCTCATTGATAATGGGGTGGTATCTACAAATAAGATAGACTTTTCTTTTGATGCCTTCCGACCTGCTTTGTTTGTCAAGCAATACCTTACCAAGATACTTGATGGGTCGGGTTATACTTATGACTTCCCTTTACTTAGTACGGCATTGATGAATAGGTTAGTAATACCTAACAATCAGAAGACTTTAACTAAAAACGCTACTACTCAATTCATAGCAACTCCAAACAATGCAAACTATCCAATAGCATCAAAGGTTGCTTTCACTGCATCTCAACTTGGTCCATTTATTGTAAACTTTGCAAATAATACTTTCACTTATAATAGTGCAACCAATACCACAATTAACTTTCAAGTAGTTGTTAGCGGTGCAATCATTGACCCGAATACTACTTTCTTTGATATTGCATTGAGAAAAAACGGAGTAAACATTGCATCTCAAGGTTATGTTCCAAACACATTTGATTACATATTTACTGCCGATTTGTCCGTAAACAATATTTCTGTAACCAATACAGATGTCTTTGATATTTTTGTTATATCAGATGCAGGTAGTGGATTCGGTTATGACATAACTGGAGATACTATTTTAGTAGGTACAGATGTAATCTCTCAAGTTGACATCAGTTACGGAGATACTATTGTAATCAATGATACAATACCAAAGGGAATCTTTCAGAAGGATTTCTTTGCCTCTATTGTCAAGATGTTTAACCTTTATGTCTACGAGGACAAGTTGGTAGAGAAGAAACTAATTATAAAACCATTTATTGATTTCTACGATGGTAGTCAGATTGATTGGACTGGCAAGGTGGACCGAGGTAGTGTTATAAAGTTAAAACCTATGTCAGAGTTTACTGCACGTTATTACGATTACAAGTACAAGCAAGACAATGACTTTTATGCAGAGAACTATCTAAAAAAGTATAATGAAGGATATGGTGACTTTATTTATGATAGTGAGAATGACTTTGTTAAGGAAGTAGATGCAACGGAAATAATCTTTGCAGGTACAGTCTTAACTCAATTTACGGGAACGGATAAGATTTATTCCTCAATATATAAAAAGTCCAATGCCAATGCCTCGGAGGATAAGATGGATTCGGTTATACGCATTCTACAAGCAAAGAAGGTAACTGGTAGGTCAACATGGGCAATCAAGAACGGGGCAACTACTTTGGCATCTTATACCGCATACGGGTATGCAGGACACGTTAATGACCCAATAAATCCAACGGATGATATTAATTGGGGAGCACCAAAGGAGTTATTTTTTACTACCTCATCCTACACGGCAGCAAACTTATTTAATGGGTATTGGTCCGAGTACATTGCAGAGATAACGGACAAGGATAGCAAGTTACTTACCTGCTCATTAAAGTTGAATGAGGTGGACATTTATAACCTTGATTTTAGTAAACTAATTTACATTGATGGTTCACTTTGGAGATTGAATAAAGTCTTGGATTATAACCCAATGGACTTTAACGTGACAAAGGTGGAACTTCTTAAAGTAATTGAATTAACATACGTTTAATATGGCAGAAGAAATTGTAGGTGTCAAGATACAAGTGGATGCTACCGATATGAATAAGTCGGTAGGTGACTTGCGTAAAAAGATTATAGAAACAGAGGCAGAGGTTAAGCGTTTGCAACAAGCATACGGAGAACAAAGTAAGGAGGCGATTGAAGGGCAGAAACGATTAGCACAACTGCAAGACATTACGAACAAAAAGATTGACCAACAGAATCAAAGAATTGATGATGCTGCAAAGACTGTTAGTGCTTTGTCTGCTGCTTATGGTGGTGTGCAAGGTGCATTGGAATTGACAGGTCTTGCTGGGGAAGATACAATCAAACAACTTGCAAAGATTCAGTCAGCACTTGCCATTGGTGATGCGGTTCAGAATCTTGCAGAGTTTAGAGGTGCAATTACAAACACTTTTAAGTCTTTTGGAACATCAATAAAGACAACGTTTAGCACTTTGAGGAGTGGATTGATTGCAACTGGTATAGGTGCTTTTGTAGTTGCTCTTGGTCTTGTTGCTGCTAACTTTGAAACAGTTAAAAAAGTTGTTTTAAATCTAATACCTGGACTTGGAAGTGTTGCAAACTATATCGGAAATCTTGTAAATAAAGTAACAGACTTTATTGGAATTACAAGTGAAGCAGGTAGAGCAACTGAAAAACTGATTAAAGATAATGAGAAAGCAATTAAGGAAGGAGAAAGAAACCTTGAACTTAATGGAGATAAATATGATGAGTTTACTCAGCGTAAAATAAAAGCGAATATTGAATTCTTAAAGAAGCAAAATGAGTTCAAAAATGATGAGCAATTAAGCGAAGAGCAGAAGAACATATTTATAAGACAAGCAAGGGAGAAAGCGAATAGAGAAATTGCAAAATCTGATGAGGACAGGAATAATGCAGCAATAGAGTCAGCAAAAAAATTAAGTGAGCAGCAAAAAGCATTAAGAGATAAGGAAACAGAAGAAAGGAGAAAAGATGCAGAAGAAAGAAAAAAAATACAAGATGATGCATTAGCAGCAGAATCTAAAGCGTTCCAATTACAATTACAGGCAGCAGACAATAGGACAAAGGCAGCAGAAGAACAAGCAAAACTTGATGAGGAGTATTTAGAGAAGCAGTTTGAGATAGAAAATGCAGTACAAGAAAAGCAACAACAAACATCTAATAAAAAAATACTTTTAGATAAAAAGACTGCTGCCGATGAACAAGCAATCCTTGATGCAAGACTTTCTGCCCAACTTCAATTTTTAAATCAAATAGGTAGCGTTTTTGGTACTTTATCAGGATTATTTGAGCAAGGTACTGCTGCCAGTAAAATTGCTGCTATTGCAGAGATTGGTCTTGGTACTGCAACGGGATTTATTAATGGTTTAGATATTGCACAAAAGTCTGCAAAAGGAACTGGTCCTGCTGCTGCTTTTGCATTCCCTATATTCTATGCTTCACAAATTGCTGCGGTTTTAGGTGCTGCTGGTAGAGCAAAGCAAGTTCTATCTCAAGTTAAAGGTGCTGGAGGTGGTGTAAATATTCCAAGAGGGGGAAGTCTTGCAACTGCTCCTGTTAGTCCTCAATTGTCAACAGTAAACACAGTTACACAATTAAACCAAGCATCTATAAACGAGATGGGGTCAGCAGCAGGTAGGGCATACGTTGTTGAATCTGACATAACTAACCAACAAGAAAAGATTATAAGAATAAACCGAGCAGCAAGACTTGGATAACAATAGTTTATAAAAAATACAAAAATGGAAAAGAATATACCGATTTTTAACTTAGAAATAACCAATGACCTTGAAGATGATGTTGAGGTGGATGTGATTAGTTTGGTAGACCGACCTGCTATTGAAAGGTCATTCCTTGCCTTTAATGAAGATGAGTTTGCGGAATCCTATACCGACTATCCCGAATCTGCAAAGAACAACGCACAACGGGCATTGGATTGGGCAGAGAAAAATGGATGGGGAGAATGTGGCACGGAGGTTGGAAAGATAAGGGCAAACCAAATCGCAAAGGGAGAACCGATTTCACGTGAAACAATCGCAAGGATTAGCGGATTTAAGAGGCATCAACAGAATAAAGATGTACCATATTCGGAAGGCTGCGGAGGTTTAATGTGGGATGCTTGGGGAGGTACTTCAATGATTGAATGGGCAAGTAATAAACTCAAAAAACTTGACAAACAGACCTTTGTTATTCAAGATGAGGACCAACAAATCATCAGCGGTCCATTAATGTTGGCAGATACTCCTATCTATCGCAATGACCACAACGGGGAATATTATGTGGTATTTACCAAAGAAACGATAAAAAAGATTGCACAGAGGTACTTTAAAAAAGGATATCAAGCAAACGTAAACCTTATGCACGATTCGGGGCAATCCGTTGAAGGTGTTACAATGTTTGAATCATTTATTAGCGACAAGGTTAGGGGAATCCAACCGATGAAAGGATTTGAGGATGTACCCGATGGGTCTTGGTTTGGTTCTTTCAAGGTAGATAATCCGGAAGTATGGGCAGAGATTAAGGCAGGGAATGTACGGGGATTCTCGGTTGAAGGGCAGTTTAATTACCGAAAGACTGGCGACAAAAAGATAGAGCAACTTTGGGAAAATGTCTTAGAAGTGCTATCTAAAGTTAAGTAGCATTTTTTCATAGCGTTTGGTAGGCAGGGTATTTCTATACCTTGCCTTTTTTGTATATGGTACATTGGTAAATGCCTCCTATTTATTACCAAAAGTTATTATGACAACTTTGGAAGCAATTAACAAGATTAAACAAATGTTCGCTGAGGCGGGTGAAATGCCTATTCCTTCTGCCGAACCTCTCCAATCTTTTGCGGAATATACGCTTAAGAGTGGTGCTAAAGTAATGATTGACAAGTTAGAAGTCGGTGGTAAGGTTACACTGGTAGATGAGGGTGGCAACGAAGTTCCTGCTCCTGCTGGTGAACATGAACTCATTGATGGTTCTGTTATTCTTCTTGATGAAGCATCTGCTATTGTAGAAATCAAAGTACCTAATGTAGAACTTCCTGAAGTTCCTGAGGTTGAGATTGACACAAACAAGCATTATGAGGACAAGGACATGATGAAGAAGAAGATTGAAGAAATGCAGAAGCAACTTGATGAGATTAAGATGGCATACGATGCCAAACTTGCCTCTCAAGAAGCAAAGTTCAGCAAGGGTATGAGTGACATTTCTGATGTTTTGGTTCAACTTTTGAACACACCATCTGCAAATGCAACTGAAGCACCAAAGGAAAAGTTTAATCAGCACGTTGAAAAAAAGGAAGATAAGATTAGCAGATTCCTTGATTTCGCAAAATCAATTAAGTAAAAATTTCTCAAACAATAAAAATTAAATAAAATGAGTTTTTCAGTAGGAACATTGGCAGCCTATACAAAAGAGAACGAAGCACTACTTGTTGCATCTTCTGTACTTGGCAGCAAAACTGCATCTTTGATTAAGGATGCTGGAAACGTGATGGTAGGTGTTAAGTCTGCCGAAACCATCAACATTATGGATACAGATGCAATCTTCCAAGATGGTTCATCTTGCGGATTCAACGCATCAGGTCTGACTTCTTTCACACAAAGGACTGTAACAGTTGGAAAAATTAAGGTTAACGAAGCACTTTGCTTGAAAGACCTTGAATCAAAGTACTTGCAGAAAGCACTCCCTGCTGGTTCTTCTTACGATTCAATGATTTACTCTGAAGAGTATTCTAAGCGTAAAGCAGAGAAAATTGCTCAACAACTTGAGAAAACTTTGTGGGTTGGTGCAACTGGTAGCGTTGATGTAAACTTGAATAAGTTTAGCGGTATCACTACCTTGATTACTGCCGATGGTGCAGCAGTTGTAAATGCTAATAGCGTTGCTCTTCACGGAGTTGTAGAAACTGCAATCACTGATGCAAACGTAATCAGCATCTTTGATGACATCTACAAAGCAATCCCTGCCCAAGTAGTTGACAAGGATGATATCACTATCTTCTGTGGTATGGATGTTTTCCGTACTTACACTGTAAAATTGAAGTCTTCTAACTTGTTCCATTACAAGTATGATGAGGCTGCCAATGGTCAGTTCTTCCTCCCAGGTACTAACGTAAAAGTTATGGCAGTACAAGGTCTGAACGGAAGCGGTAAGATTGTAGCAATGAGGGTATCTAACCTTTTCTTGGGTACTGACCTTTTGAATGAAGAAGAAAGATTTGAAATCTTCTACGCAAAGGAAGCAGACCAAGTTCGCTATGTAGCAGAATTCAAGATGGGAGTTAACTATGCATTCCCAGATGAGATTGTTAAGTTCTTCGTTTAAATAACATTGTAGGTGAGGGGTGGTTTCCATCCCTTGCCTTCATTATAAATTTTATATTATGCCGTGTGCTTTAACTCAAGGATATGTATTGGACTGTAAAGAGTCCATTGGTGGCATCAAAGCGGTTTGGTTCATTCCATTCGCTGATGTTACTGCAATAACTGAAGCATCAGGTGTTGTTACTACTATCACAAAATCAGCAGGAAAGGTTTTTTATAAGTATCAACTTGTAAAGCAAACCTCTTCACTTACCGAAAACATTACTGCTTCTGTTGAGAACGGTACTGTATTCTATGCACAAGAATTGTCAATCATCCTCAATAAACTACAAGCATCTACAAGGAATGAGATTTTGCTTCTTGCTAAGAACAATCTCCTTGCAGTAGTTCAGGATGGTAATGACAAATATTGGTTGCTTGGAAAGGTAAATGGTGCTGATTTGACTGGTGGTAATGGTGCGACTGGTACTGCTTTCGGAGATAGGAATGGTTACACATTGACCTTTACGGGAAATGAACCTGCACTTGCTCCTGAAGTTTCAAGTTCAATAATTGCAGGTCTTACTGCGTAAATAGGAAGGTTTAGAATTGAGTAGGGCATCCATATCGGATGCCTTTCTTTTTGGGTAAAAGTCAAGGCATTGCCTATTTAGATACAATGATACAACTAACGCAAGGGGCGACTGAGTTCATTTACCTAACATTGACGGAGAAGCAGACACTTGCTACTCCTAATTATCTATTCCGTTTCGTGAATAGGACTACACGGGATGAGGTTGCTTTTGTTTTGCTTAATGCTCTTGATGTATCACCTTTCAAGGATAGGTATAACAAGTTTAGCATTAAAGTACCTAAATACTTTAGTTTGGGTCATATTGGCGAGTATTTATACTACGTTTATGAGCAAACAAGTGCCTACAATGTAGACTATACTAAAGCGACTGGATTGCTTGAAGAAGGCATTATGAAACTGTCACCATCAAC